CAGCGGGTTTGAGTTGTGGGTTAAGTGTATGGCTGGCGACGATAAAGCTTGGCGTGAGATGAAAAAATACCAGCTTCAGGACGTGAACCTGCTGGTGGATTTATATGAGAAGTTTTTGCCGTGGATTAAATCACATCCTGTGCATCTTTCTGAGGGCCTCGCATGTACAAACTGTGGTTCGGGTCACCTCCAGGCACGCGGATTTGCTAGGACGGCTTCTGCGGCTTATCAAAGGTACCAATGTCAGGACTGTGGCAAATGGTTACGGGGCACTAAGTCTGAGATTACGAGTAAAATTAGACCGGATAATTAGGAGGCATTATGTCTATGCTGTCGGGTGAGGAAAGCCTGCCTGGTTTTGGGCGTGACGAAAACCCTAAACCTCCTGGGCAGGTTGTTGACGATTTTCACGAAAACAGTGATGTGGATGCCCGTGCTGAGGCACAGCACCACACTTTAGGTCCTGGCCCTAACCAGGCAGCTCCTGGCGATCACACACACGATGGTGGTGACTCTGCGTTTATTTTGGAGGGCGAAACTATTTCCGGTTCGCGTTCAACAGATGCCTGGCGACTGTCGGTTAACGCCTTGTTAGTGCGTCTGGGAGCTATCGATAACTCGACTGCATAATGCCAGCAAAACAGAGGCAACCTACAGCTGCAGAGTTGCTGCAGTTAACTATTTCTGAGCTTGATCAGAGTATTCACCAACCAAATATTTTAAATTATGGTGAAAAGGACTATCCTGAACAGCTCAGGTTTCATAAATCTCCGGCACGTGGCCGGTTTATTTCAGGAGGTAACCGTGGAGGAAAAACCGACGCTGAAGTCGTTGAGTCTATCTGGTGGGCTACAAATACTCATCCATATCTTAAGCGTCCAGCTTCCTGGGGTTCCGGACCTATCCAGCTTCGTTTCGTTGTTGTAGACGTAGCCAAAGGTATTGAGCAAATTATTCTGCCCAAAATGAAACGGTGGATTCCTAAATCGTATTTGAAGGACGGTAGTTGGGATAAAAGCTGGGATAGCACAAACTATATTTTGACTTTTGAGAACGGTTCCACGATTGATTTTGTGACGTGGGGTATGGACATGATGAAGCTGGGTGGTGTGCCTCGTCACGGTATTTTCTTTGATGAGGAGCCGCCTCAGCATATTTTTAATGAGTCGATGATGCGTTTGATTGACTACAACGGTTTTTGGGTTATTGCGGCGACACCAACTAAGGGCATGGGTTGGACGTTTGATTTGTTGTGGGAGCCTGCGAAGGAAGGCAACGTGGAGTGGATCGACACGTTCACCCTGTCGGCTGAGCAGAATCCGTACATTCAAGCTGAGTCGGATGACATGGATTTTTACATGCTGGGTATGAATAAGGAGGAACGTGATATTCGTGAGAAGGGTGAGTTTGTTGCTCGTAGCGGGCTTGTGTTTCCTGACTTTAATCAAAATATGGAACAGTATCTTATAGATTTTGGGCCTGGTGATGTGCCTAAAGATTGGGTTATTTATGCTTCTGTCGATCATGGCTTGAATAACCCGACAGCATGGTTGTGGCACGCGGTGGCTCCGACAGGTGAGATTGTGACGTTTGCTGAGCATTATCAGTCAAACATGATTGTGTCGGAGCACGCGAAGGTTGTGAAGCAGCGGGAAATGTCTTGGGGGCGTAATCCGGAGAATGTGGAGCGTATGGGCGACCCTGCGATGCGTCAACGGTCTGGTATTACGGGTACCAGCATTATTCAGGAATATGCGTTGAACGGCGTGTACGTAAACGTTGAGGGTATCCCGCACGATGTCATGGTGGGTATTGAGAAGATGCAGGGGTATTTTCGTAGGCGGCCTCGTACTCGTTGGGGTGCTGATCGACCTACGTGGGTAATTTCACGTAATTGTCCGAATTTGATTCGTGAGTTGAAAAAGTTGCGGTGGGCTACTTATAGTTCGGACAAGATGGCGTATGAGATGAATAAGCAGGAAGTTGTGCATAAAAAGGACGACCACGCTTTTGACTCTGCCCGCTATTTTGCTACGACACGCCCCGATTTGAAACCTATTCCTGAGCAAACGGATGCAAACGCACCACCTGTTACGCTAAGATATGAAGAGTTGCTTTTGAAGATGCGAGAAGACCCTACTGTCGAGTTCGCAGAAGATAGAGCATCTGCACAGGACGGCAACGTCGTCATAAATGATTACGGAGGATATTACTGATGAGTAGGTTTTTTCTTGTAGATGCGCCAGCGCTTGACCCTGGCGTGTGTTGGATTACTAAAACAAGTAAGGGCCCGTTTATTGATACGGGTGTAGACCTCAGCAAAACAGTGATTGACCGTGGACGGATTTACCTGTCGGTAGATGTTATCCGTGAAATGGCTCAACTAGCTGGTTTGTTTGAAGAAGGAGAGCCTAAGACCGCTGGGCTGAAAAAGAAGCAATGGTACGAAGAAGGCTACAACGCAGCTGTTAAGGAGCTACAAAACGATGTTGTCAATAATTTTGTTGAGCGTGTTATCAGTAATTCTGCTCTCACTGCTGGTGCTGCAGTATCTGTTGCACCAGAAAGCAGTGGACAAATTGTTGGAGAAGCAGGCACAATTGATGAAGGACCAATTGGAGACGCAATACAAATCAATAAAGACTCTGACGGAGCTGAACGAAAAGGCGCAGGCGTTAGTCGCTTCAAGCGATCCTCTCGCGTACCAGCAAGTTCAAGCGATGAGTCAACCTATCGACTATAGTAGTTATCAGGACTACGACCCCTCAGACGAGGCAGAAGTCGATAGAATATCTGAAAGAAATCCGAACCTCGCTGCTGGAGAAGACATAAATGGCCAAGATGCCCGACAACTATTCGTCGAACTCACTGGAGTTGACCCAGAGTTCTACGGTAATTAAGCTCCCCGAGGACGGACTCGATATTGAGAAGTTCCGTAAAACTAAAGAAGCACAGCAACTTGTTGCCTGGGTGCAGTCAGAATGGCAGAAAGCTAAGACGGCTCGCACCCAGAAGCAGTTGCAGTGGTTTAACAACATGTCTATGTTTTATGGGCACCAATGGTTAGAGCAAACTCGTGGCACGTTCCCTGAGGATTACAGGGACAAACTGTTTACGCCTCGTAAGCCTTATTACCACCAGCGTAAAACTATTAACCGTATCCGCTCTTATGTGCGTTGGGAAATGTCTAAGATGCTGTCGTCTTTCCCGACAGCTCAGGCTATTCCGGCGTCTAGCGAAGACGACGACCAGAGGGCAGCTTTTGCTGCTGAGCAGGCGTGGACTTCTATTAGCGAAGCTAAGAAGCTGCGTACGCACATGTCGCGTGCTATTTGGTGGACGATCATTACAGGTAACGGTTTCCTAAAAACTTCGTGGGACCCGTACTGTAAAGACCGCGTGTCGGGTGAGATGGGTGACATCAAGTTTGGTCACGTAACTCCGTTCCATCTTTTTGTGCCGGACGTTCGTGAGCAAGACATTGAAGACCAGCCATTTATTATCAATGCTTACACTAAGCCTGTCGAGTGGGCTTATCACTATTTTGCCGACGAACTGCAGGGCATTAAGCTGAAGCCCAGCACCTCAAGCGCAAACCAGATTATTGACGAGGCTTACCTCAACCTGGGCCACTCCCGCACACCCGACAGCGTTATCGTTTATGAAACTTGGGTAAAGCCTGGCGCACATAAATTGTTGCCTCAAGGTGGCGTCATTATTAGCATCGACGACATTTTGATCAACGCTTACAAAGACGGTTTCCCTTACGGCCACGGCATGTACCCGTTCACAAAGTTTGAGCACATTCCCACGTCAACGTTCTACGCTGACAGCCCCATTGTGGACCTGTCGCAGTTGCAGAAAGAGTACAACGGTCTGCGTTCGGAGATTGCTGAGGCTGGACGCCGCATGGCTAAACCTCAGCTGATTGCGCCAATGGGCAGTATTGTTCCATCTAAGCTGACGAACGAGCCTGGCCTGGTTATCCAGTACAAGCCTGGTATGGCTCCGCCTCAGCCGTTGCCGTTGTCGCCTTTGCCCCAGTATTACTTGGACCAGCAGGACCGCGTGCTGAACGACTGGATTGACATTTCTGGTGAGCGCGAGGTGTCGCGTGGTGATACACCTCCTGGTGTGACTTCTGGTACCGCAATCAGCTACCTGCAGGAAGCATCTAACCAGTACCTGACGCCGCAGTTCCAAAGCATTGAGGCGGGTATTGAAAAGATTGCTACACAAACCATTGAGTTGTTTGTGCAGTATGTTGACCTGCCCCGTAAGATTCGCACGATTGGTGCGGATGGTGCGTTCGACACAATGTTGTTGCAGGGTTCTGACATTGCTTCTGGTACGGATATTCGTATTGAGCCTGGCTCTAGTTTTGCTAAGTCTAAGGCTGCTCAAGAAGCTCGTGTGATGGATATGTTTGCTGTCGGAATTATTGACCAGCCGACAGCCGCTCGTCTGCTTGAGGTTGGCGGTGTTCAGAAGATCATGGACACTATGAACGTTGCAGAGCGTAAGGCTCAGCGCGAGAACATCAAGATGAAGATGCTTACCGAAATGGATATTGAGGCTAAGCGTATGGAGACGATGCAAGAAATTATTGCTGGCCTGCCTCCTGAGGCTATGCAAGACCCTGCGATTATGGCCGAGATTGAAAACATGCCCGCACCCCCTGTCGTGCCTATTGATGACTTTGATGTTCACGAGGTTCACATTGAGACGCATAACAAGTTCCGTATGTCGCAAGAATACGAAATGTTGCCGGATGCTTTGAAAAATCAATTTGAGCAGCATGTTGCAATGCACGAGC